GTTTCCCAGTCACGATCAAAATGGAGGCAGAGAAATGAGTGAAGAAGATCTGTTTTGGTACATACCTGAAGTATATGCACCTCAACCAAGAAAGACAAAAGAGAAAGCAGAAAAAACAATTGATGATTATATAGGAGAAGACGATGAGCAAAATCTTGGAGACTGCTGAACATTCAAAACAAAAAGGAGAATGGCTATGAGTAAACAAATGATTTTCCCATTCTATGACATGTGGGGAGCAATGGATGTAGATGTAGAATTTGAGGGTATGCACCCTAATAAAACAATAGATTTTAATATCTGGGAAGAACCGAGTTCTGGAAATAAGTTTATTAGCTTTCATGGTTGGGATAAGAAATATAACCAAGTGGATTCTAGCAATTCGCTAGGGTTCTATGAATTAGTGGAGGTAAATGATGAGTAAATGGGAAGTGCAAACATACACACTTTGCGAGGGGTGGAAAAATCTTTGGACTGTTGATGGACAAACAGAAACCTTTAACTCACATAAAGACGCAGAGCATAGTGTAAAAGAACATCTTAAAGACTGTCTTGAAGATGGAATAGAAGAGGATAAATATAATTATCGGATAATAAAAAAGGGAGAGAGCAATGAGTAAAGAAAAGATAGATTATGTAGAGCAAGACATATACGATTACTTTGGGGCTGACCGAGAGATACACAAGACCTCCCGTCATGACTTACTCGGAGTGATCGGAGGTATGAGTGGGATACTAGAACTCTTATGGCATAAGCAAGTTACCCCTGAGATAGCATTCAAAGACTTTAAGTCTTGGCTCAAGGAAAGACAAGAGCACGATGACTTACTTGACATGACTGAAGAAATCCCTGATACTAATATTCCAATTAAAAAACACGAGGTGGAACATGCCTAAAAAAATACTTAACGCAGAAGATGTAGACTTTGTTTATATTGAGAATATAACTTTTGGTGTAGTCATGAAAGACGACAACGGCACTGACCTAACCGTAAGTGAAAGTGAAATACAAATGGATTCTTTTTCTCGTGAGCAACTTGCTGACAATGTAATGGCACATATTCAACAAGGTAAGCCAGTGGATATAATAGGCGAGAACGAGGACACTATTACTTTTGAACCCGACATGACAAATATAAGGGAGACAGACTAATGGAACACCATTTATTTACAGACATTAGCAGATTGCTCAAGGATTTTGTAGTCTTGTTGGATAAACACAGTATAGGTAATGAAGAAACTATTGAGGCCAATCGGATCATTGAAGAACTTACCTATGTATTAAAGAACAAAGAATTAGTAGATACAATAGAAACACAGATTGTAGAAGAGGAACATAAACAAATGTCTCAGGATATTGCCGACGAGATTTTATCTCACGGCTGTCCGAATGGCAATTGTGATGTGTAGTAGAGAGGTAGTAAATTTTTTATAAACTAAGGAGAAAGTGAAATGACATTAAGCAAACAGCAACAAACCACACTTGGATCATTAGTGGTAATCGGAATATTCGGGGGACTAATTTATAATGCCTCTGAACAGAAACATACCCCAACGGCAGTTATGGAGAACGCACCGTCTCTTCCTATTATCTTGCCCGTGGCTGAAACACAGTTACCCCCTTTAACAGAAGAGAGTATAACAACTGTGTTGAATCAAGATTGGAGTGCGTTAGAACCTGATGGCATACCTCTATTAGAGATTGCCCCAGTAGAAAACGCTGAACTTCCACCACTAGTGTCATAGTGGCAACCCCTGAAAAGAAAGTAAAACAGAAAGTATGTGCCAAGCTTAAGGAACTTGGTGCATATTATTTCTATGCCTCAACAGGAGGATATGGGGCGAGTGGTGTCCCTGACATAGTCGCTTGTTATAAGGGAAACTTTATTGGGATCGAGTGTAAAGCAAACGGTAATACCCCAACGGCTTTACAAAACAAACACTTATACAATATTAAAAAGGCACAAGGATATTCAATGGTCATTGATGAGACAGACATAGACGCATTAGAATTATTCTTAGGAACATTATGAACGACAATGTAAATAAACCTGCACACTATACTAAACACAAGTGGGAAGTGATAGAGATATTAGAAGAGTTTTTTCACAGTGAACCATTACTGTGGCAATGTGGGAAATATCTTTTCAGATGTCTATACAAAAATAACCTAACAGAAGATTTACAAAAGATGATATGGTATGCAAACAAACGAATAGAAAAGGAAAATAATGAAACCCGAAGAAAAAGAAGACGCAATAAAATTAATTAAAGAGTGGCAAGAGAAACGACCAAACTTTAGCCGAACAAAATTAGCAGAGGCAACGGGAGTAGCTTACTCCACCTTACTAGAGTTTGATAAACAAGGACTGATCAACTTACCTGAGAAAAGACACACCACTAGAAAAAATACTTCGTGGGCTAGACATGGACTACCGAAAGAATGGCCGACGAAATAGATGTAGCTAATGCTGAAGTCGAGGCTCGACTTAAGTTTACCCTTAAGACAGTCAACACTTCAATTGAAGAGAATGATACTGGCAAATGTATATGGTGTGGCACTCCCGTTCCAGACAAAAGACGGTGGTGTACATCACAATGCAGAGATGAACATACTAACACCTATAAACTATAAGGAGATTGTTATGAAAGAAGATAAGTTACATGATATATCTGATAGAGATATGAAAGTGTGGGGGTATTTTATACGCACTCTTGCTATGGGTATAGCAATATATCTTACACTAGAATTGTTTGCTTGAAACCAATTAGTACAGTAAAAAAGAAGTGCCATGTGTGTGGCAGTCCCGACGCTAAGTTTTTTTTTAAAAAGTGGTATTGCTCACACGACATGCACCTACAAGGTGTGTGCAAAAATAATAAAACGAAAGGAACAAAGTGCAAATAGTAACGCTTGACTTTGAAACATTTTACGCAAAGGGCTACGGCCTACGCAAGTACACAACAGAAGAATACATACTGAACCCTCAGTTCCAAGTGATCGGAGTAGCGATTCAGATAGACGACGGAAAGCCCGTGTGGAGCACGGGAGAACAGGCATCAAAGTCTATCGACTTGATTGACTGGAGGAATTCAATGCTCATCTGTCATAACACGCAGTTTGACGGGGCGATACTTAAATGGGTCTATGGCCACGAGCCAGTAGCCTACCTCGATACACTTTGCATGGCAAGAGCCAAGCATGGAGTTGAGGCTGGAGGTTCACTTAAAGCATTAGCCGAACGCTATCAGATAGGCGAGAAAGGAACGGAAGTCCTACAAGCATTAGGTATGCGACTCGAAGACTTTCCCGAACACCAACTGCGTCAGTATGGCGAGTATTGTAAGAACGATGTAAGACTAACCTACGACCTATTCAAAATCCTATCTAAAGGATTCCCCTTACCCGAATTGAAGCTCATTGATATTACACTTAGGATGTTCATACTACCTATATTACGCGTCAATGATAAATTACTAGAAGAAAGACTCAAGGAACTAAAAGAAGAAAAGACCTTAATGTTAAAAGGGTTAATGGAAACCTTAAACTGTGACACCGAAGAGGCAGTTAGAAAGAAGTTAGCAAGTAACATACAGTTCGCTAAGATATTAGAAGACATGCACATTCCTGTGCCAATGAAGGTATCCCCTACTACCGAGAAAGAAACCTACGCGTTAGCTAAGACTGACGCGGGGTTCATTGAGCTACAAGAAAGTGACAACCCTATACTGCAAGAGTTATGTGCAGTCAGACTAGGCACGAAGTCTACGATAGAAGAGTCACGCATACAAAGATTCATAGACATTGGACTAAGGAATCAAGGACGCTTACCTATCCCACTTAAATACTATGGCGCTCATACAGGTCGGTGGAGTGGTATGGACAAAGTAAACTTCCAGAACTTACCGAGTCGTGATGTTAAAAAGAAAGCATTAAAGAATGCAATCCTACCCCCTGACAATCATGTGATACTTAATGTTGACTCCTCACAGATCGAAGCTCGTATATTAGTCTGGCTTGCCGGACAACAAGACCAAGTAGAACTGTATCGACAAGGCAAAGATGTGTACTGTGACTTCGCCTCCCGTGTGTATAAGAAAACAATTAACAAAAGAAATAAGAAAGAGCGAGCAGTGGGTAAGACTTGCATACTTGGGTTAGGGTATGGCACAGGCCATGTCAAGCTCAAGGGTGTACTAAAACTTAATGCCGGCATTGAAGTTAATGAGATAGAAAGTAAACGCTTGGTTAAACTATATCGAGAAGTTAATCATGAGGTAGTTAAGTTATGGGACGAGTGCGACAGAGCCTTACGAGACATAGCATCATGGCCGGCTGACCGGCTCCCGTATTACTTAGGCTCAGGCAAGTGTCTGTTAGTAGAACCTAAAGGGATTAAATTACCTAATGGTCTATACATTACCTACCCTGACTTACAGCTAGGTTCAGATGGATACGAATATAAATCTAGACGAGGCACTGTTAGTATATGGGGTGGGGCAGTAGTAGAGAATGTTGTACAAGCGTTAGCTAGGATAGTGATAGGTGAACAAATGATAGAGATTAATGAGAAGCATAGGCCTGTACTTACAGTACATGATGCCGTAGTGTGTGTATCGACAAAAAATACTGCCCAAGATACTTTGGACTATGTAATGGGCATTATGAATACAGCACCTATTTGGGCAGAGGACTTACCGATTGCATGCGAAGGTGCATTTGGGGATACTTATGGAGACTGTTGAATACTATTTCAAGATACCTGACGAGTCGATAGCTTCAGAGGTAATGTACCTTCGAGCAATTACTGCACGCAAAGAATCTTGGATTAACTATTATAATTTTAAAGCAATAGAAGTAAAAGATGATTGGGTGGTTGATCCTTGGTGGAAATACTTATACGAAGCTCACCCGTTTAAAGCCGGTATTATTAAGTTGGAGGCTAACACTTATTATGATTGGCACATCGATACTGACAGAGGAGTCGGGGTTAACATGTTGTTAAATAACTGGGAAGGAAGTCATTGTATGTTTAACCCAAATTTAAAACGCGGGGCAAATGTAGCACACGGTAATGTGACAGACAAGTTTATTGAGTTGAAGTACAAGCCACAGACTTACTACATATTTAATACGCAAGTTGCACACACGGTGTATAATTTTAAAGAGCCTAGATATTTACTAAGCGTAGATTTTAAAGAAGATAGAACTAAACTAAGCTATAAGCAGTTGCTTAAGGAGATAAAGCATGAGCGATGGTGGGAAAAATAATTACACTTTAGGAGAGTATAATGGCTGATATGATTGAACATAGTAATTTTGTAGCATTTAAAATGAAACAAGAATGGGAAGATGATATAGCAAAAGAAAATGAGGAAAAGATTAAAATGGATCGTGACTGGGAAAC